CCGCCTCTGCTTCAACAGGCGCGTCAACTGCCCCGGACGCTGGTGCTTCAGCCCCCGCCTCAGAAAGTTCTTCATCCATGTTTTCCCTCCTCTTTATTACCAAGTTTTCTGGCGACAATAATGGTCATCGCCCGAGTTTTTTGTCGAGGGTTTGTTCCGGGGTCTTGCATCCCGGCGGGAAGAAGGCTGACTAGCTCTTGTGGAAAGCTATCGTCGTCAGGCCCCATGTCTTCCTCGTGTTCCTCTCCCTCTTCTTCGTAACCAGAGCTTTTGCCCGGCTGCTTCATGATCAGATCGTACCCGCATTCGTCCAACATCTCTTCGAGTTCCGCCTGATTCTGAGGCGGACTCTCGTTTAACTTGGAGACTAGCTTATTCATTGCGGGCATGACGACCTCATAACGCCTTTAGTGGACGTATATTTTGCTGTCAACTTTTCCAGACAACTTAGCTTTTTCTTTTCTTCGGGTCTTGCGCTTGTGTTCAAGGTCATTGTAACCTTGTTTTTTTGCTTTTCGCTCGGCTTTGGACCGCGCCATATCGTGATGGTCTTTCCATTGTTTAGAGTCTGCCGAGACAATCGCGCAGTCAGGATTATTACGCTGATACTCGCGCCAATCAGATCCCGATTCAAAAGACTTGCCTATCTGCCCAACAACAAGAGGCTTTGACGGCATTGGCCCGATTAAGGCGACTTCGCTAATCACCGTAACCATTAACGCCTTACACTCCGGGCATGTCGTTTTACCATGGTCCGCAAGAGGCACTACGATGTCGTTAAAATAACCACACCCTTTAGGACATTTAAAATCATAGATAGGCATAATGTTCCCTCACTTACATTTAGATTTCTTCTTGCGAACTAGAGGCGCTACAAGGCGAAGGACGGAGCCTGCAATATCGAGGATTTTCTTGATGGGGACACGCATTACGGCCTGCCGCCACCGGGGCGTCCGGGCGGGCGCGGAGGCGGGCGTGCGGGGGCGCGACCTGCTGCGTCCGCTACACTTTGTTTTGAGTCTTTGTTGCGTTGCGCTGTAGCGTTTTCAGCGCGTTTTGCATCCGCAGCGTTTGTGGGAATCTTTTTCGGAGCGCCATGGCGAGTGCCACCATTGGCCTTACGCTTCTTAGCGGAGCCTTTTCCGTTAGGGCCGAGGACTGCGGCAATCGACGATGCCGCTACGTCCTCTAAGGATTTTCCAGTGCCAAGACTGTTGTACTTAAATGCCATAAGAACTTCCTACATCATGGGGGGTTCGTTTTCGCCCATCTCTTCGTTTTCGGCTTCAGGGGGCGATTCATCCTCTTCTTGTGCTCGGGCACGAGAAAGGGACTCTTCGGGGTCCATTCCCTCCTCTTCCATGCGAGCAAGGATGTCTTTCACAGCTTCATTTTCTTCGTCGCCACCAGCTTCTTTAAGCGCCTCTACCAGCATGGCCATAAGGTCATCCTCAGGAGGCGCTTCAGGAGCCGCTTTGTCTGCTTTTGAAGGCGAGTGTGCTGCAACGGCGCGTGACGCGATGCCTTCTAGCTTGCTTCTCATGTTACCATAATCCATATTTACCACCTAAACTTTGGGGAAGCCGGGACCGCCGCCCGGAAGAGGCATTGGGGAGGGTTCTTGGGTTCCCGGAGGAAGCCCGCCTGTGACGACGCTATCGACTCCCGGAGGTTGTCCCGCTTCAGCGGGCAGTCCGGCATCCATGCCCGTCATGGATTCGGCCATGCTGGTTGGGGATGGAGTTGGGGGCGGAGGCATCATGACGTCTCGAATCTGCAAAAGATCTAATAGCTTTACAATAAGCTTTTCTTTATCCACATTTGGCGCTTGCATCAACAATGGGAAGTATTGTTGGAACTTTTGAAGCTGAATGATTTTGTGGTTCTCAGTGGGAGAGTACGGCAGCGCGTCGTAATCAAAATCCAAAGGCTCTTCGTTAGGGTCGCGCTGGGGGCGAAGTCGAAGCGTTTCGCGACTAACGTCTAATACTTCTTGGCTTCCCGTTAGCCGGATGGCTAGTTTAGAATCAGGGTCGAGGTACTCCTCGTAAAGCCCGATGACCCTTTCCGCTAAAGATGAGACCAAATCTTCGATTTGCTTTATTCGTCGTCCGTTTCTTGTTCGGGTCGCAGTGTCGGCAAGCGCGACCTCCGTAGCAACGTCCGCCACACCCACAACCCCCCGACTATACTGAGGGATGCCGAGGATAAACTCAATGACTTGATTGCATCTAGCCCGCATCTCCGCAAACTGCGGCGAGAACGCGGGCATTGGGGTGGAGCCGATGATGTCACGCAGTGGGGCATTCGCTTTCCCTTGGATAGAAATCATCGTGCCCGGCTGATTTGCGTCTTGCAGCGCAGTCATTATGGCTTCGGGGTTATCCGCTAGCGCCGTGTTGACGAGCATCACAGGTGTGGACGTATGAGCGTGCCATAGCTCTAGGGTGTCAATCTCATTGAGCCGCTCTTGGAGCGATTGGACAAGCTTGACGTCAGAGAGGCCTGCGAGATCCGTCATGTTCTCGTTAAAGGAGAGCATTACAAACGGATTGCGTATATAGCGATAGGGAAGCTCGCCCTCGAACAAAGGCTCTTCCACGTCATCAAGGAAGTGGTAGTACCGGCCTTCGCCTTCGAAGTCGTACACTTCATACACGGTCACCCACTTGTACACGTCGCGCGAGGCTTCGTTAAGGTGACTTTTGTTGCGGGCTTGATCACGAAGGAATGTCGGGAAGCCCCCAAAAACGGCCCGGTCAGCAACCTTGTTGTTGTACAAAGCGCCCTTGCGTCCTCGCTTTTTGGTCCTACCCTTAAACTCGGCTTGCGTCAGAACGGTAACTTCAACAAGGTAGCGGGTGTCTTGAAACTTTGCCGCAGCCATATCAAAAAAGATATACCGAGGGTCAACAAAAAACATCTCTACGCTGTTTTTTCTAAAGTTCCAGACCGCCTTCATAAAGGCCCGTCCGCAGATAGATGCGCCGGTTGCGGTCTTCCACAACAGGGAGTGCAGCATGTTTCTGTTGTAGGTATCGTTAATCAACGCTTCGCGAAAACGAGCGGCGTGTCGAAGCTCGTCGCGGCGGGCAAGGACTGTAACTTGCGGATTTTGCGGACACACGTTGGCGATCATCGTGTCGATAAACGCATACGGGTAGTTGGTCTCAAAGTTGACCTCGCCTGACGAGCCTGCGCCGATGGTCGTAGAACCCGTAGGAAGCTCTTCTTCCCGATTCCAATACTCCGACATGTACCAAGACCGCCAGCGGTCCCAGTCTTGCCTCTCTGTGCGAGATTTCGAGCGATGCGCTCTAATGATCCCTTGAATCTGCTTGCCTGAAAGCGGCATAGTCCCCCCTCTTTAAAAACTACTCTAGAACTTGACCGCCGGAAGCTGTTCGTCGCTGACGCGCTTCTTCTTCTTCAAGCCTCTCGTCTACATTGCGCGTTTGAGTGACGTCGTCTCTTCGGGCCTCAAATCCGCGAGGTCCGGAAAGGCGGTTAAGATGACCACTTGTTGTACCCTCGCCAGTCGCGCGTACAGCACTTCGGAGGTTTGATGTAATATCAGGGAGAGACCGGCGGGCCATCGTAATGGCTTTATCAACTTCCTCGTCAATGTCTGCGCCTGCGGCGATAGCATCGTAGTCAATGTTACTCATCGCAAGGCCTGAGACTCTGCGGGCAAAGTTTCTGTTGGCTTTTCCGCTAGACATTGAAGAAGCAATCTTTGCTTCGAGCGCGGGTTGCAGCAGGGCGAAAGCCGCAGCTTGTTGTCTCCCGGAGATCCCGCCCGATGAAGGCGCGTCACCAAAGTTTCGGGTGCGCTGAGAAAGGGTGTCAACCAGAGAACGGACGTCTGTGGCTCGATCGTAGGTGCGTCCGGCTGGATCGGGAGCTTCTCCTTGCATTTCTTCGGCAGAAAACGGATCGTAAGTGTAGTTGAGTTGCATGTCTTCTTCGGTCAGGTCGGATTGACCGGGCACGCTAAAGTCTCGGGCGTCTACTTCTGATGTGGCCCCGAAAGTGTTTTCAACTTCTGACTCTCCGCCCTCAAGCATCGCTAGTGTCGGGCCTGTAAAACCGCCGGGGGCAGCAGGTGTCGTTTGCGCGGGGGCGGAGCGGCTAGATGTACCACCTGATGAACCTGTTTTTTTGTACAAGCTTCCCTTGCCCGTCATCTCCGAGAAAATAGAGGCGTGAGCCTTAGTCCCCTTTTTGGCGACACCCTTTTTGCCGTCAGGGCCTACAAACTCGTAGTCGCCTGCGGCGTTCTGGGTGTAGCTGTACCCGCCCACACCCTTAAATGGAGCCTGCTTTGTGGTTTCGCCCTCCATCACGAACTCGTCTTCGAAGTCAGGGTCGAACTCTTTGGGGATATTTTCAAACATCGGCGCGGGACGTTCTGTTCCGGGGCGAACGCCTCTTGCTACAGCTAGCTCTCGTCCAGCCTGTATCTGGCCCTTACGTTCAGCCTCTCCTTCTTCATCAAAAAGGCCTCCGCTTTCTTTGGCTTGAGGCATCCCCGTGCCACGATCTTTTCTTGCTGATTTTTTAGCGCCCTTGAGGGCTTTGCGCGCAGCAACTACTCGATCATCTCGTTTAAAAGCCATTGTATTTCCTTAAGCCTAAGCTATTTCGTCTGTTGTTTCCGTGACCATCACAGGGTCTTGGGCGTTTATTACTGCCGCGCCGGGGCGCTTGGGTGCTATTTTTGTACTTACGGCAGCGGCCAAGGCGTTCATGGCGGAGGCCTGAGGACCAGTAGCCGGTTTTCGCCCTACGTTCAACTTAGCAAGAGTCGCTCTGTCTTGAACGCGGCCCTCGCGGGCTGTCGTTCGATAGCCATGGCGCAGGTGGCGGACAAAGGCTTCGTCAGTGACAAGGCCTGAAGCCTTCTTACCCTTTTGAAAAGCCTCAGATTGTGTCAAAGCGGCAAGCATTTTCTTGTGCTCGGGGCTTGCTCCGGGTCTGAGCATATTGTCGAGCACGCTAGCCTTTTGCTCGTTCATATCCGCCATGTACCTCTTCTTGTCTTCAGGGGAGGTCAGGCCCCGATTGACTGTAAGGTCCGCCGCTTCCATAATGTCGGTAGTGCGGCCACCTGTGCTCGCAGAAGCAATCTGTTGTATCTCTGCGTTAAGCTTTCCGCCGGTCGCGGCGTTAAGGTTCTCAATGTTCTGTGCCATCAATGTAAGGATGGCCTCTCTGCCTTGAGCGCCGCCCGGACCTAGGTAAGGGTTGCCTTCGGGATCTAGTTCTTGCGCAATCTCCGCAGAGCCGCCGGGTTTTAGTTTCCCCTCGGCGGCAAGCTCCTCGGCGATAGAGTTTATTGTAGGCTCTATCTCAGTGGTAAAGCCTGCTATATCCTCGGTGAAGGCCTCTTTATGAGCGCGCCGAAGCTCTGTTTTAAAGGCATTAATCGCCTCTTGGCTTCTAAGTGAACCCATTTTTCCTACTACTATACCCCGCGAAATCGATCCACCGCTCTTTTCCGCCTGAGCAACCGCAGAGTAGGCCGCAGCGCGACCCCGGTCGTACTCTGAGATACCGCCAGATTTTCCAGTGACGCCTTCCATGTTGTCGAGAGCGTCAATATGTTCTTTGGCCTGATCGATTTGTTTGTCGATTTTTTTCTTCTCAATGTCGTTGGCGAGCTTACGCTTTTGATTGAGAAGCTTAACACCTTCCGTCATCGCGGCCTTGTGGAAGATGACGCGCTGCTTCATCTGCTCTTTGTCGTTGCCCCCGCCGATGGCCGCCTGCGCGGTGGTCAGTTCGTTATAGGCGTCGAGAAGAGGCTTGTTAAACTTAGCCATATCGGCGGGCATAAATCCGCCCGGCATGGGAGCAAACTGTTGAAGCTGCGCGAACGTCGCCCCGCTTTGTCGGTACGCTGCCCGGCCTCCGATTGCGCCACCCATCTGCATTGCTTGGCGGCGCTTTTGCATGTCGATGTCACGGACCTGCTGCATCAGCATTGCCATTTGTTCGTCAGACTTTGGTTCTTCGACTGCCATGTTAAGCCACCTGTGTGTAGCCGTAGACGAGGTCACCTATGATTTGAGGCGCGACATCTGTGGCAAGTGTTGTAGCGGCCTGCTGGGCTGCGGTCGGCGGAGCGATTGGA